GGAAGATTTGGGAACATGAAGACCCTCCGATGTGCGAATTTACGATCCAGAGCTGGGATACGGCCTTTTTGAAGACCCAAAGGTCAGACTATTGCGCTTGTACGACTTGGGGGGTGTTCTATCAGGACAATGAACGGGGCGTTATGGTGCCAAATATCATCTTGCTCAACAGTTTTAAGAAGCGGATGGAGTTTCCAGAACTAAAGGCAATGGCGTTCGAGCATTACAAAGAATGGGAGCCTGATGCACTGATTGTTGAGGCAAAAGCATCTGGTGCACCGCTTGTTTTTGAGCTTAGAGCGATGGGTATACCTGTACAAGAGTATGTTCCAAGCAAAGGTAGCGATAAAATTGCCCGTTTGAACGCAGTTGCTGATATATTTGCATCTGGGAGAGTGTGGGTTCCGAATACGCACTGGGCGGACGAGTTGGTTGAAGAAACAGCTTCGTTCCCATCAGGCGAGCATGATGACTTAGTGGACTCCATGACTCAAGCGATGTTGCGCTTTCGAAGAGGTGGCTTTATTAGCTTAGATAGTGATGAACCAGAAGAACCAAAATATTTTAAATCGTACCGGAACGCCGGTTACTATAACGTGTAGGTAAATTATGGCCATAGAAAAAGGTTTGTACGCAGCTCCTCAAGGAATTGCCGATATTGAGAACGACGATGCTCCAGATATGGAGATCACGATTGAGGACCCAGAGTCTGTCGAGCTAGACATTAATGGTCAGCCGATTCTCAAGATTGAAAAAGAAGAGCCTAGTGATAAGGACTTCGATGCAAACTTAGCCGAGTACATGTCTGAAAATGAACTTGTACAACTATCAGGCGATCTAGTTGGTGACTTTGAAGAAGACATCAGTTCACGTAAAGATTGGATACAGACCTACGTAGATGGCTTGCAGCTCTTAGGTATGAAGATTGAAGAGCGCATGGAGCCTTGGCCAGGTGCCTGTGGTGTGTACCATCCGCTACTTAGTGAGACTCTAGTTAAGTTCCAAGCTGAGACCATCATGGCTATCTTCCCAGCCGCAGGTCCAGTTAAGACACAGATTGTTGGTAAAGAGACACCAGAGAAAAAAGCAGCTGCTGAGCGGGTTCAAGATGACATGAACTACCAGTTGACTGACGTGATGCAAGAGTACAGACCAGAGACAGAGCGCATGCTCTGGGGATTGGGTTTATCTGGCAATGCGTTTAAGAAAGTTTATTTTGATCCGTCATTGGATCGTCAAGTAAGTATGTTCGTGCCAGCTGAAGACTTAGTTGTGCCTTACGGTGCAGCATCATTAGCACAAGCACCACGCATTACACATGTGATGCGCAAAACAAAGAACGAGCTACGCAAGCTGCAAGTGGCAGGTTTTTATAAAGATATTGAGTTGCCAGAGCCAGCTGATGTGTTTGACGAAGTTGAGAAAAAGATTGCTGAAAAACAGGGTTTCCGTGCTTCAACTGACGACCGCTATAAATTATTGGAAATGCAAGTTGATCTTGATTTGGATGAGTATCCAGATTTAGACAAAGACGGTAAGCCTACGGGTATTGCACTGCCATACATCGTGACCATTGAGAAATCATCGGGCGAGGTTTTGGCTATCCGTCGTAACTGGAGACCAGAAGATGAAAATAAACAAAAACGTAATCACTTTGTTCATTACGGCTACATACCTGGTTTTGGCTTCTATTGCTTTGGTCTTATTCATCTCATCGGCGCTTTTGCTAAGTCAGGCACTTCTATCCTCCGCCAGTTGGTTGATGCAGGATCACTATCGAATCTGCCTGGTGGCTTTAAGACCCGTGGACTGCGCACCAAAGGCGACGACACCCCAATAAGCCCTGGAGAATTCCGTGACGTAGATGTGCCAAGCGGAACAATGCGTGACAACATCATGCCATTGCCATACAAAGAACCAAGTATGGTATTGGCTGGCCTCCTAGATAAGATCATTGAAGAAGGGCGTAGATTTGCGTCGGCAGCTGACTTAAACATCAGCGACATGTCAGCTCAAGCTCCCGTGGGTACAACTTTGGCAATTCTGGAAAGAACATTGAAGGTGATGTCTGCCGTTCAAGCTCGCATCCACTATTCGCTCAAAGAAGAACTTAAGTTACTACGGGATATTATTCGTGACTACACACCAGACAAGTACACTTATGAACCGACGGAAGGTCCTGCGCGGGCGAAGAAGAGTGACTACGACGATTGTGATGTTATCCCTGTCAGCGACCCGAATGCGTCAACGATGGCGCAAAAGATTGTTCAGTACCAAGCAGTTCTCCAGTTGGCGCAAGGGGCTCCTCAGTTGTATAACCTCCCGCTTTTGCATAGACAGATGCTCGACGTACTGGGCATTAAGAATGCAAACAAACTGGTCAAGCTACCAGAAGATCAAGTCCCAGAAGATCCGATTAGCGAGAATCAGAACTTATTAATGATGAAGCCAGTCAAGGCGTTCCTCTATCAAGACCATCAGGCACACATTACCTGCCATATGTCAGCGATGAAGGACCCTAAAATCATGCAGTTAGTTGGCCAGAACCCACAAGCTCAGGCTATGCAGGCAGCAATGATGGCGCACATTAACGAGCACATTGCTTACGAGTACCGCAAGCAGATGGAAACTCAGATGGGCTTTGAATTGCCATTCCACCCAGATGAAGAAGATTCTGATGAGCGCGCAATGCCAGAGATGCTTGAAGTGGCTATTTCACAAAAGGCTGCTATTGCTTCTCAACAACTGCTACAACGAGATACTGCTGAGATCCAAGCCCAGCAAGCTCAACAAGCAGCACAAGACCCGATTATCCAGATGCAGCAGCAAGAGTTGCAGATTAAGCAGATGGAAGTCGATATTAAGAACCGCAAGCTTATTGCCGATGCAACCGCTAAGGCAGACCAATTAGCTATTGAGCGTGAGCGAATTCTCTCCCAAGAGAAGATTGCTGGTATGAATGCTCAGATTAAAGTCATCTCTGATGACAAGACCCGTCAGGCTAAGGCGGAAGAAATGGGCGCTAAGTTAGGAATTGACATGGCCAAAACCAAGGAACAATTCAACCTTCAGCGTAGTCAACGTCAACAACCTTCCAAAAAGGGTGAAAACAAATGATGGACAAAACCTTAGAGCTACTAGATCAAAAACTAGAAGTTCAAATTAAAGGTTTGCAAGATAGCTTGGGGACCGGTACAGCCAAAGACTATGCCGATTACCAGTTTATGTGTGGGAAGATTCGAGGTCTTCTTACTGCGCAGATGGAACTTAATGACCTCGCAAAAAACCTGGAGCATTCAGATGAGTGAAATACTAATTGGATCAAACCCAAATAGTCCACAAATAGTAGGTAGTTATCAGTACACAGCAACAGACGAAGAGAAAGCTCAACAGCTTCCAATCCCATCAGGCTATCGCATCCTCTGCGCTATCCCAGAAGTGGAAAAAGAGCACAATGGCGGAATTCTCAAAGCAGACGCAACTATTAACTATGAAGAGAAGCTAGCTACAGTTCTGTTTGTTGTTAACTTAGGGCCCGACTGTTACAACGATAAAGCCCGTTTTCCGAACGGACCTTGGTGCAAGCAAGGTGATTTCGTAATTGTCAGACCAAACGCTGGCTCACGACTATTGATACATGGCCGTGAATTTCGAATGATTAACGATGACTCAGTGGAAGCCGTAGTTCAGGACCCACGTGGCATCAAACGCGCTTAAGGAGCATTAAATGGACAAAGATGAATTCAAGTTCCCCGATGAAATTGAGATTGACGTTGAAGCTAAGGGTAAACCCTTAGAAGAAGGCGAAGTTGATATTGAAATTGAGGACGATACCCCGCCAGAAGACCGCAATCAGAAGCCAATGCCTGAAGATAAGGTAAAAGAACTTGAGGCTGCTACTGACGAAGAAGAAGAAAATATGCCTCATAGGAGCCAAAAAGAACGGCTCCAGCAGTACAAAAAGGTCTGGAATGACGAGCGTAGGGCTAAAGAAGCTGCCCAGCGTGAGCAACAAGAAGCTATTGAACTAGCCCGTAAAGTGCTTGAAGAGAACAAAAAGCTCAAAGCACAATATTCTGCTGGCGAAAAGACCTACATCGAAACTGTACAGAGCCACACTGACACGCAAGTGGCAATGGCTAAGCGTGAATACAAAGAAGCGCTTGAATCTGGTGATGCCGATCGTGTTGTAGAAGCGCAATCTAAATTGAGCGAAGCTACTTATGCTGCACAGCAAGCAAAACAATTTAAGCCTACCGCTTTACAAGAAGATGAAAATGAGGTAAAAATACAGCAAGTAGAACAGCAGCGCCCACGGGTTGATGCCAAAACACAATCCTGGTTGGATGAGAATCCTTGGTATGGCACCAAAAAAGCCATGTCAAACTTTGCTGTTGGTGTACATGAAGAATTAGTGGACGAGTACGGCAAGGATATTGTTGGTACCGACCAGTATTACAAACGCATAGATCAAACCATGCGGAAGAAATTTCCTGAGTATTTCGATATTGAGGAAGAAGGTAGCACCCAGGCAGAGGTTAAAGAGAATCAAACCCCTCAAAAAACTAAGCCAAGCACGGTAGTAGCTCCGGCCACGCGTAGTACGTCCTCCAAACAGGTACGTCTAAAGCAGTCGCAGTTAGCTTTGATTAGAAAACTGGGGCTTAGTCCAGAGCAATATTCCCGTGAAGTATTAAAATTGGAGGTTTAAAAAATGGCTACAAACAGAATCACTCGTGAATTAGAAACCCGTTCAACTTATGAGCGTCCTACCGCTTGGGCTCAACCAGAGCTCCTGCCAGAACCTGATAAACAAGCTGGTTTCGCATATCGTTGGATCCGTGTGGCCACGCTTAATAACGCCGACCCTCGCAATCTCTCCGCCAAACTGCGTGAAGGTTGGGAGCCAGTGCGTATTGAAGAGCAACCCCAGTTTCAAATGCTAGTTGATCCCAATAGTCGATACAAAGACAATATTGAGATCGGTGGTTTGTTACTCTGCAAAACCCCTACTGAATTTGTTGAACAACGCAACAAGTTTTATGCCGACCAAACCCGTGCACAGACAGAGGCTGTAGATAACAACTTAATGCGTCAAAGCGACCCAAGAATGCCCCTCTTTAAAGAGAATAAGTCTTCGACTAGCTTTGGCAAAGGTAATAGTTAATCTAATTAGGAGTTTTTATGGCTTATCCAACTATATCGGGTCCTTACGGACTTCAGGCCAGAAACGAGATTGGCGGTTTACCATATGCAGGATCAACTCGTATGATCCCTATTGCATCTGGTTACAGCACTAGCTTGTTTTATGGTCAAATTGTGCAGCTATCCGCTGGCACATTGGTGACAGGTTCTTATTCCTGCGCATCTTCTCCAACAACACCTATCGCTGGTACCATTGGCGTGTTTGTAGGTTGTGCTTATACTAATCCAAGCACATTACAGCCTATTCAATCACAATACTGGCCTGCAAGTACTGTCGCTAACGACGCGGTTGCCTATGTAATCGACGACCCACGCGTAGTATTTAAAGTAGCCGTAGGTTCACAGGGAACATCATTGTCTAATACCTCTGCAGGTATGGGCTATATGAACCCACAGTTTATCGGTACTAACGTATACCCATTGTCTGGCGCAGGCGGTTCCACCACTACTGGTGATTCCTTAACCTCCGTTTCTGGCGGTGTTGTATCTAACGGTACAGGTAACGTACGTGTAACAGCAGCTGCTCCTTTGCGTGTAGTTGGTGTTGTTCCTGATACTGTATATGCAGTCACACAAACAGCTTCTACTTCTGGTTCAAGCTCTACTTTGACTCTAACCGCAGCTAACAGCAACATCCAAGCTGGTATGCAAATCAGTTCACCAAGCGGTACTGGTGGATATAGTGGTAACTATGTATATGTAACTAACGTAAACAGCACAACTGTAACTCTGAGTTCAGCTGTAACAATCGCGTCTGGTACTCAAGTTACTTTCATCGGCTATCCTGAAGTATTGGTAACTTGGAACGGAAACTTCCATAGCTACAACAATACTACTGGCGTTTAATTAGGAGCTTATAAATGGCTATTTCACGCGCACAACTACTAAAAGAGCTCTTACCTGGACTAAACGCATTGTTCGGATTAGAGTACGCTCGCTACGGCGAAGAGCACAAAGAGATCTACGAAACAGAGACCTCTGAGCGTTCTTTCGAAGAAGAGACCAAGCTTTCTGGCTTCTCCGCTGCACCTGTTAAAAACGAAGGCCAAGCCATCGCTTATGACAATGCACAAGAAGCATGGACTGCTCGCTACAACCACGAAACTATCGCCCTTGGCTTTAGCTTGACTGAAGAGGCAATCGAAGACAACCTCTACGATTCTTTATCAGCCCGCTACACCAAAGGTCTAGCTCGTGCTATGGCTTACACCAAGCAAGTTAAAGCTGCTGCCGTTATTAATAACGGTTTCAACCAGACTTATGTTGGTGGTGATGGTACTTCTTTGTTCTCCACAACCCATAACTTGGTGTCTGGCGGTACAAACAGCAACACACCAGCTACTGCATCTGACTTGAATGAGACTTCTTTGGAAGCCGCTGTTATTCAAATCGCTGCGTGGACTGATGAACGTGGTCTGTTGATCGCTGCTAAACCTAAGAAGTTGATTGTTCCACCTGCACTCCAATTCGTTGCAACTCGTTTGCTCGAAACAGAATTGCGTGTTGGTACAACTGACAACGACATCAATGCTATTAAGAACAACGGCTCAATCCCAGAAGGTTACACAATTAACCACTTCTTGACTGACGCTAACGGTTGGTATTTGACAACTGACGTTCCTAACGGCATGAAGCACTTTGTTCGTACTCCGTTGAGCAACTCTATGGACGGCGACTTCGACACAGGTAACGTACGTTACAAGTCTCGTGAGCGTTATTCATTCGGTTGGTCTGATCCACTCGGAATGTTTGGCTCTCCTGGAGCTGCGTAATAAGAAGACCCCGCCCAAAAAGCGGGGTTTTTTGTTGCTTTATTTTTTATTTGTTGTAAGATTGATAAAACCGGGAAAACCGGCTTATTAGACTGTCCCGGCAGGCGCATACAAGACTAATAAGCTTTGATCTGTATGGAGAATATTATGGGATTAGCTTCACATTTAGGCCCTTGGCTATTAGGCACTGTTAAAAACACTACTGGTACAACTGCTGGCACAATCCGCAATATGGGTGCTACACAGTCTGTTCAAACAGGTGCTACTACTGTTTCTGACACTACTGCCGTTAATTTATTTGTACTGCCAGCTGGCTCACAAATTTTAGGCTTTACTGTTGACATTACTACCGCTTACGCTGGTACAACTGGTAATACCATCACCATTGCAACTTCTGGCGGTACTACTTTAGGTACTGTTGGCGGCGCTACAACTACACCTTTATCTGTTGGCCGTGCAACTTTTACTGTTACTAACGCTAGCATTGCTACCTATGTAAACGTAGGCTCAACAGACGTTATCATCCAAGCTACTTATGCTTGTGCTGGTACAGCTTCTGGTGGTGCAGCTACAGTTACTTGCCAATATGTAGTTCGTCAGGCTGACGGTACGTACGCTCCTACTACTCAGTCTGCTTAATTAATCTTCGGGGGTAGTACAAACCCTACCTCCTTTTCAACTTTAGGAGATTAATTATGATGCAAACTGACGTAAAAAGTGCGCACCTTAGCGCGGCTGGCTCTTACTATGTAGGTCGAACACGACTAAAGGGTATTGTTGTATCCCCAAAAATAAGCACGTCGGTAACATTTGAAATCCGAGACGGTAGCGCCACAGCCGCCGTTCTCTACACAATGGACTTAGCTGGCAACAGTAATCCAAATACTTTTTTCGTTCAAGTTCCCGGTGAAGGGATTGTAGCAAGTGCTGGACTTTATTTAACTACAAGCGTTGGTACTGTAACCGGTATTACGGTGTTTTATGGCTAAGAAAAAAGGTCCGTCTCTGGCTATTGGTAGGGGTGAGAAGCTACCTGTATCTAAGGGGGCGGGCCTTACTGCCAAAGGTCGTGCTAAGTATAATGCGGCTACTGGCTCGAATCTAAAGGCTCCACAGCCACAAGGCGGTGCCCGCAAGAAGTCGTTTTGTGCTCGGATGTCTGGCATGCCTGGACCAATGAAAGATGAAAACGGTAAGCCAACCCGCAAAGCAGCATCTTTAAAACGGTGGAAGTGCTAATGGACAGTCTTTTAACTATTGCTATAGCGGCCTGGTCTGGTTTTTTAACTGTATTTTTATCAGTATTAGGCTATATCGTGAACGAAAAATTCAGTAAATTAAAAGAGCTTGAAGATAAGCTTACTACTACTAGAGTGGAGGTAGCACGTGAACACATTACTCGTGAAGAAGTTACAAGAATTACGGACCATATTGACGCAAGGTTTAACCGCCTTGAAAGCAAAATTGACCAACTTATTCAAAGCAAATTAACAAATGCCTAGTACAAGCAAGAAACAACACAATTTTATGGCAGCTATTGCACATAGCCCTGCATTTGCTAAAAAAGTAGGAGTCCCACAATCTGTGGGTAAAGATTTTAACCAGGCCGATAAAGGCCGTAAATTTAGGAGTGGTGGCATGGCTAAGAGCGACATGAAAGAAGACATGAAGATGGACAAAGCGCAGGACAAGGCTATGATTAAAAAAGCCATGAAACAGCACGATGCCCAAGAACACAAAGGTGGTAAAGGCACTAAGCTAACCCTTAAAAAAGGTGGTCTTGCTGCTGGACATAAAGCGGCTAATGGTATTGCCAAAAAAGGCTTAACCAAAGGCAAAGAAATTAAAATGAACAAGGGCGGAAGGGCTTGCTAACATGAAAAAAATGAAACGTATGGCTGATGGTGGTTCTAGTATTGACGAGAGCGTCCGTGCACGTGCTATGAGATCTGTTGAAGGTCTTGAAGGCATTAAAGGTGCTGATATTCCAGATGAAACTGGTACGGTTAAAGGCTCAATTAAGCGCAATGAGTATGGTGATTTATACGACTCAGAAATGAAAGCCCCTCCTAAACCTAAGAAAAAAGCCTCCAAATCTAAAACCAATGCTGCTACTGAGTCCCACTCACGCATGAATGCTATGGGTGACACATACGCTAGGGGTGGTAAAGTATCTCAGCTATCCAAAGCTAATGGTTGTGCTATTCGTGGCAAAACCCGTGGACGCATAGTGTAATGTCAGTTGAGCCTGTAGATCCTTCTAAAAAGACTGGCGGTGACGGGGGCGAGAAATATACTCCCGAAGAAAAGCGTGGTCCTGGAAAGTTTGACGAGGCTCTAGATAAAGCTAAAGTTGAACGGGCTAAGGCTGAAGCAAGCAAGATGGCAGAAGAGCACAGAGCAAAAGTTGAAGCTGAACGCCCACGTACTTACACCGAACGATTACAGGATATGGGCAGATTGCCTAAGCCTACAGGTGGTGGCGGGGGTATGGGTGGTAACAAGCTAAGTAACCGTGACCTCACAAAAGCGTATAAAAAAGGCGGTAAGGTTAAATCAGCATCATCCCGTGCAGACGGATGTTGCATACGTGGAAAGACAAAAGCATGAGAGCTAGTCGTGGTATGGGCGCCATAATGCCCTCTAAGATGGGCAAAGGCGTTAAGAAAGCGCGCCGTGACAATACCGATTTCACTCAATATAAAGAGGGTGGTAAGGTTAATGCTGCGGGTAACTATACCAAGCCTAGCTTGCGTAAACGTATTGTTTCTCAAGTTAAATCTGCTGCAGTGCAAGGTACAGGAGCTGGACAATGGTCAGCCCGTAAAGCACAGTTAGTGGCTAAAAAATATAAAGCAGCTGGTGGGGGTTATCGTGATTAAATGGTTCTGGAGATTACTCAATGGCATTAGCAAAATCACAGCGCAGCCTCAAGGCTTGGGGCGACCAAAAGTGGACAACCAAGTCAGGGAAGAAATCGTCCGAGACGGGGGAGCGATACCTGCCAAAAAAAGCAATCGAGTCGTTAAGCCCACAGGAGTACGCAGCAACAACACGAGCAAAACGGGCAGGAAAAGCACGGGGGCAGCAGTTCGTGCCGCAGCCGCAAAAGGTAAAAGCAAAAGTAAAACCGTACAGAAAGATTAAATAATGGCAGCTACTTCCGGGCTAGAAACATTTAACCTTGACATGAACGACCTCGTTGAGGAGGCGTTTGAACGTTGTGGGTTAGAGTTGCGTTCTGGTTACGATTTCCGTACTGCCCGCCGCAGCCTTAACTTGCTTACTATTGAGTGGGCTAACCGAGGTATTAACCTGTGGACTGTTGAGCAGGGCCAGATTTTGATGAATACTGGGCAGGCTATTTACCCTATTCCAGTTGACACGATTGACCTTTTAGATACTGTTATCAGAACAGATAATGGCCAAGGCAGCAACCAGATTGACATTAATATCACCCGTATTTCTGAACCAACTTACATTACGATCCCTAATAAGAACGCTAATGGACGCCCAATTCAGGTGTGGATTAACCGCCAGACTGGACAGATACCTAAGATTCCACAGACAACTTTAGCTGTTGGGTACCCAATTTCAGCTACAAGTACTACCATTACGTTAACTGACGTATCTCAGCTACCTACTCAGGGCTTTGTTAATATTGATAACGAGACCATTGGCTACCAAAATATTGTTGGAAATCAAATACTTAACGCTTGGCGTGGTCAGAACGGCACCACTGCAGCTAGCCATGCAGCTTTAGCCAGCGTCTATGTAAATAACTTGCCTTGTATTAACGTCTGGCCTACGCCTAACTCCCCTGGTAATCAGTACACCTTTGTTTACTACCGTATGCGTCGCATTCAAGATGCAGGGGGCGGTGTAAACGTAGCCGATATTCCATTCCGCCTGATACCTTGTATGGTGTCTGGCTTAGCGTTTATGCTAAGTATGAAGCTCCAAGGGGTTGACCCAATGCGTGTTGGCATGCTTAAAGAAGAGTATGAGCAGCAATGGTTGATTGCGTCTCAAGAGGACAGAGAGAAAGCAGCAGATAGATTTGTACCTAGACAGCTGTTTTATTGAGGCCGTAAATGCCAAGTAAATATGCGTCAGGTAAGTATGCGATTGCGGAGTGCGATAGATGCGCTCAGCGGTACATGCTTAAAGAGCTAAAGAAAGAGGTCATTAAGACCAAGCTATATCAGATTAAGGTATGTCCTTCTTGTTGGGATCCAGATCAGCCACAGCTATCGTTGGGCTTGTATCCAGTTAATGACCCACAGGCTGTACGTGAACCAAGACCAGATGTTAGCTATCAAGTATCTGGTAATAGTGGGTTACAAACTGTTGATACTAATGGTAACGCTGTAGATCAGTTTGGGTACCCAGAAGCTGGTAGTAGGATATTCCAGTGGGGATGGGCACCTGTAGGTGGTGCAAGTAGTTTTGACAGCGTTTTAACACCAAATTACTTGATTGCAATAGGGCAAACAGGTACAGTAACAGTAACAACAACTTAGGAGCAAAAAATGACATTTAAATCAGGTGCTAACGGCATTGAGAAAAAAGGCAAAACTAAGGGTAAAAACCTTGGCGATTCTGGTCCAACAGCTAAAGTTCAGCATGGTGGTAAAAAATCT